ATCGGTGAGGAGTTGGCTGCAACGGCATCCTTAAACTCTTCTTGTGTTTGTGTGAACTCGAAGAGATCAGCCCATTCCTTTTTGTCATGTACCCTTCTGCTGAAGAGGACTTGTGACTTCTGTTCAGGTGACCGAAGGTTAATCGGAGTGTCACCCATAACTTCCCTGACTTTCTTTTGCAGACGTGTTTCGATCTCAGCTTTCTCATGCTCGTACTCCTTTGCTACTCTGTCCAACTCTTGAAGATCGACTTTGAATCCAGCCATATAGATTTCTGTAAGGGTTTTACATGTGTTGAAGGTAACACGTTTAATGGTATCGAGAGAGGTGGCATCGGGTTGGCTGTATTCTTTTTCTTGGGCATGGAACAACTCGCAAGTAGTAAGCAAGTCATACTTGAGATAATCACAAAGCTCCTCATAAGGTATTTCATTTGTGTTCTTTCCTTCCTTAAAGTATTTCTTTAGTGTGTCTTGCTTTTTAAATGTTAACTGCCTACGTTCCGCACAAGCCTCAAGGCTTAGTCCTCTTCTCTGTCCACGATCTAGTATATACTCACCAAGCATAGTGTCATAGATGTCACCATCATATTTGTATCCACATTCCCACAGCCACATCAAGTCATGCTGTGCGTTGTGCATTATCAGTAGCTTAGTATTATCTAGTGTCCACTGTATCTCTAGTCTTTCAAATCCTATATCATCTTTTGATTCGTTATGATCTAGTGTTCTGATAGATAGTGTATCATCAGGATCATCAGCATTAACATAACCTACCTGTACTAGATAGTTGTCAGCCTCAAATGGGTCCATGTGTAACTTATCGTCACGCTTTGTTGTAGTATTCTCTACGTCTAACACTAATCTCATGCTGAATACACTGATCTTGAACCGTCAAGCACACAAGTAATCTTACCTTGGAAGCCATTGAGTTTGTTCTTGGCTATGTTTAAGTATCTTATTGGGTCATCCTCTTCTCCTTCTGCTTGTTGTGTCTTACCTATTAGTACCATGAGGTCAGCCTCTGCTGCCTTGCCTGTCTTACTACCTTCCATCATAGCTTGGTTAAGGTCAGCCCTGCCCTCTGCTTCTGCTGATAGCTGAGACATCCATATCACAGAGCAGTCATACTGCTTGGCTATGTTACGTGCATGGATAGCTGCTGCCTTGAGTGTTATGTCTGAGCGTTCTGACCTGATGTCTGCAAACTTATCACCCATATCTAGGATAAGTATATCAGGACGTTCATACTTTACTACTGACTCAACCCAGTCCATGCCCTTACCTGTGCTATCCTTGAACTGTATGTTCTCTGACACAGGGTGGTATCTCTTATTAGCCAGTGCTTTGTTGGTACGTACCTCAGTCATTGTCATGTTGGATGAGGCACTGATGTATCGTGCAGCTACACGTGTGTAAGCTTCCTCATTGCACAGCACTGTAACCTTTGCACCTTGTTGTGCGAAGCCACCGTCTGCTGCTACAAGTGAGGCGTGAAAGCTAGTCTTACCAGTATTAGGACGAGCGCCAACCAAGATAAGATGACCACCACTGATACCCTCCACCCTACGAGCCAGACTGGATATGTTAAACTTCCATTTCGATTCAAGTGCCGTTGCATCAAGGATAGTATCAAGACTATGATCATCCCACTCGACACGAAGATTTGGAGTAAAGTCATCTTTGTATTCCTCTAGTAGTTGACGTAAAGGTTCAAGGCTATTCTCTGCACCATTAACAAAGTCAAAGCCAAGGTTAGCTACAAGGTCACCAACGTGCTGCTGAAACAACTGAGACAATGTGTCCTCTGCTATCTCACCTTTGATAGGTTCAGCTATCTCAATACGCTTGAAGAGATCTTCATAAGCAGTACGTGTAGCGGTGGTCATGCTTGCATTGATACGGTTGAACACAGCCTGTAAGTCAGACACGGATAGGTCACCACCATATGTATCCATAGCTGCATCTAGTGCTTGCTTTATCTTACGCACATCCTTGGTAAAGATTTTATCTGGGCATCGTATGCCTTTGTGTTGATCGTAAAACTCTTTACTGAGTAGCGTCTTTAGTAGTGCTAGTTCCATCATCTCGATTCATCTCCTCTCGTTCCATTGATCTTCTTCGTTCCTCATCATCGAAGCTTCTTACTATTGGTACAGTCTTATTGTTGTTGTCGTAGTCTACTATTATACCAGTGTTCCACTTAGCGCACTCCTCTTGTGCATCCTTTAAGTTGGCGAACAGTTTAGGTTTGGGGTAGTTCTCAAACACTCTCGAATCCTCTGGTGCATACATGATGTCACCATCTAAGTCAATCACTATTGCTAATCTCATTTAATAACTCCTTTAGTTTCTCTATGTCTTCTTCCACTCTATATTTAATGTCATCTTGTAGGTTCATAGCTGTTGTCTTGAGTCCTGTCCACAACTCTATCTCTCTGCGATACTCTACTGTCTTACCAATAGCATCAGGATCAAGAGCAATGATAACCTTATCATACTCACCTATCTTTGCAAACTGTTTTGCATTTATTGTTGTACCCAGGATAGCCATAGCTGTGATGTATGGCATCTCTTGTACTGCAATCACAGCAGACACAACGTCCTCAACTATGAGCAGGGTAGAGCCATTACCTACTGTGTAGTAGTCAGCCTCACCTGTGTAGCGATACCACTTAGGGTTCTGCTTTTTACCTACTGCCCTACCTACAGCATCAACGATCCTACCTTCATGCTTGATAGGAAAGACTACACGTTCATCTTTAACATCATACATAGTCTCGCCCAACGCTATGCCCCAACGTCTTATGTAGCGTTGGTGCTTGGTGTGTGATGCCTTGGGTGTCACCACGTATTCAGGTATCTCCATAGTCTCTTTCGCTTTCTTTATGTTTGTATACGCACGCTGAAACTGTAACTCCTCCATGCGTAGGAATATCTCTGCTGCTGTCATGCCAGTATCATATATACCACCAACCCTACAGCCTAGCTTGAAACAGTTGTACTTTATGTCACCAAATATATTAGCTACAGTAAATGTATTCTTACCTCGACAGTCAGGGGCAGGACAGTCACACCTGTGACGTTCACCATCCTTGAGGTCAAGGCTATTGATAAACTCTCTGATGTTAGTCTTCCTTACGTACACCATGCTTAACTCCTCTCTTTGCTAATGCTTTGCTTGCACCACTGAATGTGTTGACCATGTAGGGTTTAAGAGATGCTACATTTTTATGGCCTGTAACCTGCATCATATCTATGACATCAGCACCTCCTTCCATCATCTCTTTCACTGCTGTCCTACGTAGATCCATACCTGTAAGTTCTTTAGGTAGATTAGCTTCATCCAGGATCTTATTGATATGTAATGATATTTCCTGTTTAGTGTAAGGAGTATAAGCACCTGCTTTTGGTAACGTTCTGGGTACTACATACTCTTGGTAGCTGAAGTCTTCATGTTGTTGACGCAGCATATCACAAAGAGCATTAGACATTGGAAGGTGTACCTCTGCATTCCGCTTGCTCTGTGTCATATCAACACGACAATGGTTTAGGTCTAAACTATTCCAAGTAAGCAACCGCATGTCACCCATTCGTTGACCCCAGTCGTATGCCATATGCACAATCAAACCTATACTGCGCCAACGCCAGTTGTTTTCAGCGTAAGCAACACTAAGAAATTTATGTACCTGTTCTTTATCCCAGTATACTCTTCTTGGTTCTTCTGTAACTGTTTGAACCAAAGCTATTGGATTGTGAACAAACACATCGTGACGCATGATATGTTTCCAAGCAGCAGATAATACACTGCGCCTGTAGTTAGCGGTACGTGTACCTACCAACAGCCAGTTATTGTATGCTTGTGTGATGTGTCGAACCTTTAAGTTCTTACAGCGATATGCCCGAAGCATCTTACCCTCTACCTCAGTAATCAAGGTAGCACTCAGATGGTTGTCGTAGTCTTTTTGTGAGGAGGAGGACAACCTACGGTACGCATCTGAGTTACGGTAGAAGTTTATCACCTCTTCCAGTGTGGCACTATGCTTCGGGATATTCTTATATTTGTTTACCATCTTCTCCTAACCTTCCAGTAAGCCCATGACCTACTACAATGTCCATTACCTAGCAATGCGTCTAATGGACGCACAAGATTATTCTTTCCGTTTCTTTTCCACTCCCAATTCCTGGCTGAGAATGTTTGATTTAATCTTCCACCAAGGGTTACGTTTAGTACTACGCTTAGTGCTATCATTATCCTTACGAGGTAGGTTACCCACCCAATGTGTAACATCGTCGAAAGGCGTGTTCG